AGCTAAGAACATTTGAATCGACTAGGCCCTCAGATTTTAGAGCAATTGTTGGAGCATAGGCAGTGGCCTCAGCAGGGCGACCTAATTTCGTAAAGAACTCAGTGCGTTCTGCATCAGTTGCTTTCTCGCCAGGGAGCTTAATAACATTCGCACCCACAAGCGACTTAGTGTCGATCGCAGATTTGACGAAGCTATTGATGTCTTTAGACTGGGCAACATAGGGGTTTGTCTGGTATTCTGGCGCAAGAGTGGAGTACCAGGGTTTGTCTCCTTCACTGGCAGCTAGTCCTCCAAGGATGCTTCCACCCGCCTCGCCTCCACCTGAGCCTCCACCTGAGCCTCCACCTGAGCCTTCATCTTCAGGTGTGCGAAGAAATCTATTCCATCGGTTAATTATCATGTGCGTTTTCTATTTCTTGTTCTAGTTCAGTTTCGTCCTTAAACGTCGCCTTGACGATTGAGAGCACGAGTCGTTGTGCGCCAGTATTGCGCAAAGTTTCTTTGTCATCTGAGGAAGCAACAGGTGTAGTCACACATCCTTTTTTCATAAGATAGCGGAGCACTTGTTTTCCCTGATCAGATGTGAAAATGATTTTGCAGTTACGCTTGAAAGCAAGGTAATCTGAAACTTCTGAGATTGGGTTACGTTTCACAGTCCAAGAGCTTGTGGCGATATTCCAGCATCAGAGAGATTCTTGATTGCCTTGGAAGCAGGTTCCGCCATTTGAGTAACTTGAGCTGCTTGCTCTTGTTGCGCCTTGGCCTCATTGTTTGCTTGCATCTCTTCTGGTGAGAAGAGAATCTTCTGGGTAGTGCCCATTGCATCGGCAAGTTCTCTCGAATATGCTTCCCAGTTAACGATGTCCATAACTGCGGGATTGATTTGTGCAGAAGGAATAAGTCGTTGGATGTAGCGATCCATTGCGAATGCACGCATACCGGTCTGGGCGCGGGCAGCTGGGGAGGTATATTCTAGCTTTAGTTCGCCAAAATTCTTTGGTGGGGGTGGGAGTAGTCCGTTGCGGCCAAGCAGCGTATAGGACAAAGCAAGTGAAGGTCCGAGTAATTCGGCTTCCTGTCTACCAAGCATTGGTGCAACAAGTCGCAACTTCCGCTCACTGCGGTCCTGAGCTTCGTACGCCGTCATCTCGACGTTCTCTTTCTCCAACTTCATTAAGTCGTTGTAGAAATACTTACGGATGGCCTCGCGCTTTTGCTCCGCCTTATTCTCAGGAATTTGAAATCCGCGTGAGACCTCAAGAGTTTCCACCGGATCGGAGCCAGGCTCCTTGTAGTTAACTGCACCTGGGCCAGTCTTCAGTGGAACAAGAAAGGCCTCAGAGGAAACGATGAGTGGGGGATCAGTGGCCTTGCTGACACCCTTAAGCAGCTGATACTCGAGGCGATTAAGCATCTTGATATCTGGCAGTGCCTTAAGCGCAGGAGAGCGACCCCACACTTCTGTAGACATCTTCACCCAACGTGGGCAGTGGTATGGTAACCAATCATACCCGCCTAGGCGCAAAGTCTCCTTAGTATTCTCGCATACCCAAATAGATGCGTAATTCTTAACTGGGCGTACGTGCTTCAGGAACTGCTTATCCTCGCGCGGAAAGACGAGGTGCACAATCGTAAACTCTTTGTCTGCGCCTTTTTGAAGTAATTCCGAAAGCTTGGGTGGAATCTTATCAAATTCTTGGGAAACTTGCCGACCAGTCATTAGGACCCGGCGAATAACAGTGTCAACCATCCGCTCCGAATTCTCCTTGAGGTAACAATCAGCAAGAGCAAACGTCTTAAACCGCAATCCATCTTTCCAGTATTGGTACACCACAGATGTACCAAAGGATCCGAGATCCAAATAAGCCTCATTGAGTGCTTGGGTATACCCAGAAGAAGAAGAGGAATAGTGGTGGTAAATGATGTTGCTTACTTCTTCACACCACAGATTTACTTCGCGATCGTGAGAATATCTGGAATCTAGTGGACGCAGCTCAAACCAACGATCTGTTGGATTTGTGAGAAACGAATGAAGGAATGAACTGAATTCTTCCAAAGCATCGATAGCCGTAGAATCGTAGATCTGATTAGAGCGATCCTGACCTGGAGACTTGCGTCCAGTAAAGTCATCGGCATTAGGCCGCACGTAATCAACGATCTGTTGGAATTGACTATCCCACGTTGACCGCGTGTTTTTCGCGGAAATATACAACTGAAGGCATTCAGTAGCTACGTTGTCTTCTGGCATTAGCCTCCGAGGATAGATGTTGAGCCGAAGCCAGTATCGAGTCCTGTGCTTAAGATTGTTGATCCCGCTCCACGAGTACGTTTGTTTGGGTTCCGCTCTATAGAAGAGGCAACACTAGTGGCAAGAGCCCCTTTACGTGAAGGTGGAATTGGTGGTGGTGGTGGATCTTTTTGCTTGGCTCCTTTGTGGAGTCGAGCAAGTTTGCCATTTGGCAGGAAGAGATCTCTGTCGAAGTGTGGTCCGTATTCAAAGTCCATCGTCGTAGGTGATTGAGATTATAGGAGCGGGGTACGTTGTTTCTTTCCCATCCAATAAATTCGAGGGGGTAAGGGAGAAGTGAGAGAAGAAACTTGAAATCGCCAACAAGCAAATATACCCACCAACAATTAGGATTGTTTGTGTTATAGCCAGGGTTAGTAAGGTGAACATAATTGTCAGCCCTATTAACTGGTCGCAACATTGCCAGATTGGATGCATCTTTGTAGACAATAGCATGTGGGTTATTTAGATGTAAATAAAAATCTTCATCAAAGCTGCGAGCACACTCTTCTTGTAGATAAACTTGTTTGGCGCGCCAGACAGGGTCTTTATCCATTGAGGTAGTCGTATTCATCTTGAGTTTGAGTTTCTCGCTTTTCCTTCCTTCCACGTGAACTATCCTTAGATCGCCAAGCAAAGTAGCGGAACATGTCAGCAGGGTGAGAAGACCAGTCGTGCAGTGGCGTACTGCTGTAACACTTCATCTGGTCATTCCACTCCTTACGGTACGACTTGAGCGCCTCAACAAGGTGCCCACACTTCTCCTCATCGAACCAGACTCTTGGGAGGAGGTTACGAACAGCCTCAATACCATCCGAAATTTCATGCTTTTCAACAATCGAAAATCGTATTCCCAACTCATTGGCGACTTGCCAGCGCGTTTTACCAGTACCCAATTCCTTGACTTTAATATCGTGCGGGGCGTAGTGCTTGCCGTAGACATAAGGCTTCTCTGCAAGTGTTTTGATGTAATGAGCGAGACCTTCTCCTGAATTTGCGTAATAGTCGATAAACCTGAATTCGAAGCCATACTCCTGCATAAAACCAATGGATGTATGGTCGTGCATGCCGAGGTCCCAAACAGTGTGTACAGGGAGTAGTGGATCCCATGGGACCTTCGTAATCCGGTTCTCTCTGTGGGCGTTCTCCATCTGAGTAGAATAATACGATCCCACCAGTGGAGCGTCAAAGGAGCAGTAGTATTCCTGTTGAATAAGTTCCTCAGACATTCCAGACCGCCGTTCCTCATCAATAGCTTCCTGTGTAATGGCCTTTGTAGTGTCTGCCCCAAGTGTACTAGCAAACCACTGAGGATTCCCCTTTGCCATCTGGTGTAGTGTGTATCCATGGTTCTTTCCGCGTGGTGTAAAGATAAACATTGCCCATCCACCATTCTCTGCTAAGATGGGCCGGATATAGTCCCACGCATGTGGGTCTTGTAGCGAGTATTCGGAGAAGATAACCCCAATTGGGTTCGTACCCACCAAACTATCGATGGAATCAGAGCCGACAACGCGGTATTTGCTCCCATTGACCACCGTAATCTGCATTTCGACGTTATTACGGTGCGTAACGAGCTCATCTGGGAAGGCATCAACAAAGGGGCGCCCCGTGCCGTCCATACCATCCCAAACAATGGCGCGCCCTTGCTTATATGTGGGCAATACGTGCCAATACGTTCCCACGCGCTGGAACATCTTGAAGCAACACAGGTTTACTGATGTCAAGTCCTTACCTCCGCGTCGGTGCCACACCATCGATGCACGGAGCCCTGGCTTATCTTGCGCCATATAGTCCCACACAGGCTGCTGATACCACCGAGGGGCGTATCCATTAGGTATCTGAATCTCACGGGACATCGATTACCTTCCCCCTCTGTGCTGTGGTTTGTTCTGATCGTGATCCATCTGGCATCATGAGCACTACTGTGATTCGATTAGACTCCGGGTCGCCCTTGTGCTCGACCGCCTTAAGTGTTGGGTGCTGATATCTGAGAATTTCCTTCATTAGGCTGACCCGTTCAGCGCGTGTCATTACGAATCTCCCATAATCTTGAGAATCGGGATCCTCTACACGCTCGTTATACATTGCCAGCAACTCCTCTACTGGATTGATATCGTGCTGCTTAAGTATGTCTGTAACGCTGAGACGCTTTTCAGCCACGACGTTGGACAGGGTCTGATTTGGAGTCACTATTTCTGGTGGAGGCTCACTAATCCGCGTGACTTGGTTCATCCCTGGAGTAGTGTCTAGCGGCTCTCCAGTAAAGGGCTCTGGAATTGGAATCGAAATAGGTTGATTCGTTCCTTTTGCTGGCGTCTTCTCAGCCCGGAGCCTATTCCGTTCCTGAATTTCCTCCACCGTGGGGATAATAGCTTTGGGTCGCGCCATAGATAACAATTTCTATAGGGCTACCTTAGTCAAACGATAGGCCGATGTAAACAAAAAAGATTCCCTAAGGGCATTTGGACTAGTATTGGGAGGTTATTGGACGATTCTGCTATACCAATAGGATATAAGTGATTGATAATCAAGACCCCTGTGCATTATTTTGGAACTGGTTATTGAGTGTATTGGACTTTGACCATCTTGACAACAATGAAAATTCATTTTGATTTAAAAGTCCAATATCCTCAATACTAGTGTGCCTAAGTGATTCATTGTTAATTACTTATGATATATTGGACGTGGATTTGGATCAATACATTGTCAATATGTTGGTAAACGTGTTATAGGGATAGTTGATTGTAGGCTAATCCGCAAGGTACTGTAGACGAGATTTGTGGCTGGGTTGGTATAATAAACAAGTGCACGCGCGAGGGCCCCCCAGGCCCGCCCTCACATGCGTGTTAACGCGGGTACGTACACATGTGTCATTGTCAACAAGTGTTCAAGCGAACACTACTCATCTGAACACGTGTTCAAGCGAACACGTGTTCATGCCCTTACGCACATACGCCTCAACTCGCGCGTACGCCCGAATTAAGGTGTACGCATATGACTACGCATTATTCTTTCTGCTACTAAGCTGCTACTAAGCTGCTACTAAGCTGCTATATCTATAGCAGCTATATAACAGTTGTCATCGTAAGTCATTGAAAATCAATCACTTACAAAAAGGTATGAAAAATAAATAAAAAATACGTTTACATAATTCCATTTCACGGCATAAATGGAATCATCAACGAGCAACCTGCACTTCTTGCAAACCTCGCTTGATGTTTAACAGAAACACAAATATGAAAAAGACACAACTGATTGAACGCCTCAATGAGATATTGGCCATTGCAGACATGGAGGCAGAAGGCGTAGCTGCAGAAATCAGAGCGTTCATTGACGAGCTCGACACAGCGGCCGTCGAAGACAAAGGCAAACTGACGTACTTCATCAGGGTCCACGAGCAGAAGCTCGATCCCGCTATGAAGTATCCAAAGCAGATGCTCGAATGCTACCAGATCATAGCCGAACTCGAGAAGCCGGAGCTGACACTCAAGGAGATTCAAGACGCGATCGGTGTCAGCGCGGAACGATTGGGCACCAGACAAGACCCATATCGCATCTATACCTTCTATCAGAAGCGCATGGCTGACGAAGGCTGGATCGAACGTGACAAGGCACGCATCTGATCAGACAACCTGGAGGCACACTGGCAAAGCTGGTGTGCCTCTTTGGTGCCCAACAGAGCTGATCCTTGAACACATGTGATTGGGATGCGACCACACCTCATTTGTCATTTCCTTACTTCATTGATTGTTTATCAAGAATTTACTGAGGTAAAAAATGTTTATCGCACTAAACCTTTTCTGCTATAAATCGATGAGATTAACTAATGTATTAAAGAGATCAACGATGATATTGACAATGTATTGGACTTTTATATCACTCCAATAACCCTGCTTATTATTTATAAGTTATTTATTATTAATGTCTTACTACTCTGTCGGATTGTGCTTTTTATAACAGATATTGGATGTATTGGTCTTTTAATATTTCAAACATTTTTAATCACACAGGGTCTCTATTATTCCCACTTCTTACATTGAAGTTTCTAGATATCGAATCAAAATAAATCCCCCTAAGACAATGAAATATCCTAATATGTCCAATAACTTACATCAAAAGTGCCTTAAGAACCAAGTGTAACTAGTTGACTATGAATAACTTATAAATAATGAGCAGGGTTATTGGACGTGACAAAAAGTCCAATATACGTCCAATATGCCCCAATATATTATTTAACAGTTCTGCCATAATTATATGTACTCTGGACCAACAAATGCCTAATGTAGTTATTGGGACAACACAAGGGAAACTGTTACCGCCCACTGCCCCAATACAAACTACATATGAAAACCACCATCATGCTCGATGTTCAACGAGACCCAATACGCGACACGTATGTCGCATCATATTTCAGAATCGGTTCACAGCCGACCTCAAGAAATACGTATAAGCAGACATTCACCATGATCGAAACATACCAAATACAGCTATGAGTAACCTACCACCCAACATGAAAGTCTTCGGACCAGTAGACCCACCCCAAGATGATTGGAAAACAGACCCAAGAGTAATGGGCAACATAACAGACCCTGTCCGGCCGGTCAACAAGTAACTCTTGTGGAATTATGTGATGCCATTGACGTGCTTAACCACGTTGCTGATCAGTTCCCAATCATGCTAATTAGGATTGCCAAACAAGAGAAATTCTATGAAGTTCTCACCAACAAGAACTGCCACTGATATGAGCCCAGCAATCATAACACCACTGACACATGAAGACTACTGTGTGCGCTTCAACAAGAAGTCGTCCACGGCGTTATCTATCTTCTTGGTGCAGCTAATGCATCCAAGCCCGCATCTTCCATATAGGTGCTTTGTGCTGCTGAAAGTGCATGCTCACTGGGTATTCCAGTGGTGCGAACAGATACCAGCAAGTAATTACGCACTTGAGCGCATGAAGAATGCTCCTCCGACTCCAGCACACTACTGGACGAAAGAGAACGCATCAGCATTTAATTGCACATTTGAAGAGATACTAACCGCCATTTGTTCTGGCCAACCTGATACCCTACCATGGAAATAACTCCAGAAATATTAACCGTTCTAGAACAGAAATATGGCCCAGCAATCAGAGTGCAGGTCTATGCAGTCGAAGGCAAGTTCCTACAGCTCCACATTCAGCACTCGACAGAGCGTCCGAAAGACCTCATCTGCGCCGTGCTGTTTGCCAACAAAGTAAGCAGAGGGACTCAGTACCATGTCTATGAGATGGTACACTCAGTGTTCAGCCCATATTAAGTTATAGGCATATCCTATACCACACATAAGACACCAGGGATAAATAGTACCATAATATGGTCATTAGATATTCCCTGGTGTCTTTCTATTTGATAGCATATATGTGCAATGGAAAACCACCAAATACTACTACTACAGCTGATCGTTGCCTCATTTGAAGGCGACGCCTATTGCGAAAGACTCGTCCAAGAGGCTGATCGCCTCATATTGGACTTCGCAGGAACAGATCAACCTAATGGTAAAAAGCTACCTGAAAGCTTTACTGATGATAAAGATATCCTAGCTGGACTCATACTAGAAGAGCAGATACCTTTCTACCAATCGACGAACCCCGGCCTTCCAGCCAAGCTAGCAGCACTAGCAGCAATGGAACCAACAAGCTCCTGCAAAGGATGCGGAACACCGAACCCAACTAAAGATGAAGGAAACAACTGTGATATCTGCGGCTACCCAGGACTTATCTAAAGTCTGCACCAAATGCAGCACAGTAAAGCTCCTTCGGGAATTTTACGAGTGCCGCTCAGAATGTATCTCCTGTTCTAATGCTGCCAGAAAAGAATGGTATCAACGAAACAGAATTAAGCGAATAGAACAAATTAAGCAATACGACGCCCAACACCCAGATAGACGCAAAAGATGAGTGAATCAGCATACCAAGGAATAGTAATCACGCCGGCCATGTTCGACGCAGTTCTAGTTAAAAACTCTCAACGTGAATGGTTTCGCTTCTCCCTATGGGCGGACCGAATCTTCATTCTCGATCGAAGGGAGGAATACCAGAACTGGGCTGACTATGATAGTGGCTTCGGTGACAACGACAAGGAGGAACTCCATGAGCATTATGATGCCCTCTACGGAAAGCGCGCCCCTAAGAATGCTCACAAGGTAACGTTAACCAAAGCAATTTGGGTGAAGCTGTATTTGAAAGCGAATGACCGTAGTAAGGACTATGTACGTGGAGGCTCTAAAGACCCTGTAACCGGGGAAAAGGAACGCAAGAGAAACCTTAACGGACGCCGATACAGGGTCGTACAGGGTCTTTCTGAGGCACACCTGCAGGATCAGGCACTGACGATACATCGCGAGCTACTCAAGTATCAGGCGCAGGCCGGTACTGAGACTATTACGGAGGCCGAGGTTGTCGATCTTATGGATCGCATCGCTGCGGCCAAGATACTCAAGACGAAGCAAGAGCCGTTTAGAATCTTCCAATACTACCGTAGTGCTCTCATTAAGGCAGGCAAACTCGAAATGTTCTAATATGCGAACCAACTACATTGGAAGTAATAGGTGTAGCAGATGTGGTGGGAATGATCCCAACTGCTATGTATGTAGAGCCCCCAAATCTACTGAGGGCCCCTCAGAGATATGTGACGTACCTTTTACTGATACAGTACTTAGGTGCCCAAACTGCGATTATCACTATATAGCCCGTGAACTTAGTACTGGAGAAAAGCAGGGCCCGTGCAACTGTATTATCTGTAGAAGTCAACTACCTTCTCTGTAAAATATATTAACACCCCGCAAAAAAAGAGTTTACAAGAAGCATCTAATATCCTAAGGTATCCTCCTAACGCAAAGCATCTCGCTGAGCGTTCCAACACAAATAACAAACCGACTAATACGATGGCTAAGAAAGATACAGCACCAACTCCAGTTACCTCCTCACCTCCATCTGCTCCTGATAATGGTGCAAAGGCAGCAGGTAAGCCTGGCCGCCCAGCAGGACAATCCACGAAGGACGGCGACGTCTTCAAGGCTAACGTCCCGCAACCCGAGACCAAAATGGCTCCTCAAGCTCTTCAGATCGCTAAGATCGTTGAAGCCGCCAGCACCACTGGCATCTCGCGCAAGGAACTCGTCGCCCAGATGGACGGCGTGGTCGTCACCCGCCAGCCACAAGGCCGCATCCTGAGCTACTACCAAAAAGCTCTCACGGAAGCCGGCTTCTTCACCATCACTGCTGAAGTCGTCGAGCCCGTGAAAAATGAGGCTGCGGTTGCTGGTGCCTAATTGATATTGGGACATCAATCGGGCTCATTGCACCATAACCCCCACTGTAGCAATACAGTGGGGGTTATTAGTATACAGAGCCGAAACAATTGTATTTACACAGTTAAAACGATTTTATAGAGTATATTCAACATGGCGACACCATATGAACTCCTACAGGCTCAGGTTAGAGAGCTTACGCGCGAAAAAGAACACCTCACTGATCAGTTGTGTCAAGCACACAAGGTTCACGAGCAATATAAGATAGAGAAGCAGCAGAAACAAGACCTGTTGTTTGCTTGCCTACACACCCTAGGCCCACATGTGCAAATTGAAATCGATAGATTTCATGATTTCTTTAAGGATGCACAATTCGACGGCAATCTCCACATGACTGACGAAGGCCGATATGTGGTTCGGCTTCAGTTCTACCAAGAAGGCATAGAGATGCACTGGCGTCGTAAGCTACTTCTTGGAGACATTTCCGTAGGGTCTCTTGCTCAGCTGCAAGCCAACTTTAATGAAGCTCTGCAACAAAATGCAACGCCACAAGAAGCCTACACACTCGCAATCAACAAACAACTATGAATGAATTCGGAAAAACAGTCGATACCACCTTCCTCTCCATCGAACAAGCAGAGAAGCGTGGATTCCTACATCGAGACTACATTGCACATTGTTTCAGGTGGTCTCATGTCATTAAGAGGCTCATGCAGAGCCAGCGACACAAGACAGCCCACATCCTTGATATTGGGTGCGGGCGAGAACTACCTTTTGCAAAGACGCTGTACAGTTCTAAGATGGTGCCAATTTCATACGTCGGCATCGACGCAGGTAAAATCCTCCCTGAGGCGCTAGAAGCTGTAAGTAAGGGAAAAATGGGAGAGGCCACTAAGATCTTCGCTAACACCTGCTTCTCTAGCAAATGGGCCACTGATTATGAGAAAATGTTTACTGACATTATCTGCTTTGAGTGCGCTGAGCATGTAGAACCAGAGATGCTTAAGGATATGCTCGATGGCATGCTACATGTTCTTCACCTAACAGGCCGTGTCTGGATATCAACTCCTTGCTGGGATTATAAGTCGTGTGCTGCCAACCACGTTAACGAAATGACATATGGCGCGTTTGGTGCAATGTGCATGGAAGCTGGATTCATCATTGAGAATGTGCATGGAACATTTGCGTCCATTAGTGATTACAAGCACAAGATGTCTCCAGCGTATGCGGAAGTCTTTGAAGACCTTCGAGACTACTATGACAGTAATGTCCTCTCAGTTATCTTTGCTCCCATGTTCCCTGCTCAGTCGCGTAACGCACTTTGGGAACTGAGGAAGCCACGGCCAGGTGAGAAGCCTAATTTTGACCAACTGTGCACAATGCAGAAACCATGGGGTTCTTCAGCTCACTGGGAAAGCATGGCTCGCGAAAACTGGAAAGATAACTGGCCTCAATAATTTCTTGTGGATTGGCCAATGGCGGGCCACTGTTAACTGGACACCGGCAGTCGCTATCGGTGATTGTTCTACACTTACAAAAAAATTATGTCAAATCCGTTTAATCAGAGTGCTGTGCTCTTTACCCCTCTAGACGATATTGCTGCGTTTCATGAACGCTTCGGTCTTCAACAAAACAACGCAATCGTTCCAATCGGCGAAGAGCGTGATCAAATTAGTCAGGAAGAATGGGAGCTGCGTATCACTCGTCTTGTTGATGAAGTTACTGAAACGCAGATGGCCCACGAAGAAGAAGACGATGAAGAATACCTCGACGGTCTTGTTGATATTGTCTACATCGCTCTTGGAACTGCCTATCGGCGTGGATGGGATTTCTCTGAAGCATGGGCTCGTGTTCACGGTGCCAATATGCAAAAGATCCGTGGCGAAGCCAAGAACAGCAAGTATGGCAGCAGCTATGACATCATCAAACCAGAAGGCTGGAAATCACCCTCGCACACAGACCTAGTAACCCCATGATCCCTCGCTTATTTATTATTGAAGGCCCAGACAACTGTGGCAAGTCCACCCTCGCACAAGCGATCGCTAATAGGTTCAATGCAGTCTATTGGCGCCTAACTTCAGGACAGGGTCTTTGTGAGCATGCGGCCATGCGACTCTATCAGTCTAATGCGCTTGATAATGCTGAGGTGAACATTAAGGCAGGTCGAAGCGTGGTGCTCGATCGTCATTGGCCATCGGATCAAGTGTACGGAACCGTCCTGCGCGGTAAACCATCCATTGATGGCGAGCTACTTGCTGCAGTCGAGCTCCAATGTAGATCAATGAATGTTATCTACCTCAACTGCTGGCGGGATAATGCCACACTTGAGCATGCCAAGCGAAAAGACCCTGACCACCCCTATGAGGACGAGGTGTACACAAAAGTTGTTGATGGCTATCAAGAGCTGTTTGACGAACTGGGTAAGAAAGCAATGGTGGTCCCCTACTACCTGGATTCATTCATTAAGCAGGAGAATCTTCTTCCTGCATTCCTGGAGGGCTTGAGCAAACTGTGATGTATTACCCTTCAATAAACGAAGCTTGGTTAGGTACACTTAATCAGATCCTAACAACAGGTGAGCTTGTAGAGGTACGGGGAACTAGGTCGCTGGAGATTATTGGGCACTCAGTAGAATTCCCGATGGAGCAGTCGATCCTAACAATTAAGGATCGTGTAATCAACCGCGACTTCATGTTCAGAGAAGCATGGTGGATCTTATCTGGTCAGAATAGATTAGACTTATTAGAAACCCATGCTCCATCTTATTCGAAGTTCTCTGATGATGGGATTCGTCTATCAGGGGCCTATGGGCCCAAGATTGTAGATCAGATCAGGTTTGTAGTAGATACATTAAAGCATGATCCGTATTCCCGTCAAGCGGTTATCAATATCTGGAGAGAGAATCCTCGACCTTCAAAGGATATTCCATGCACCTTATCTGTCCAGTTTCTGATCAGGGATGGGTACATTCACACTGTTGTTAATATGCGTAGTAACGATGTGTGGCTTGGAATGCCTTACGATGTGTTTAGTTTTACCATGCTTACCTGCCAAGTAGCTTTGGAGCTTGGTGGAGACCTACAACTCGGCAAGATGTTCCATCATGCAGGATCCAGGCATATTTACTTCAGGGATTCAGATAAGGCAAAATCAAGCGTGACATCGAACAGACCTGTTCAATTTGATCAGACCAACTGTATCTGTCTTAAGCAAATTAAGTCAGTAATATCTTCGACAGGATTTTTCCATCAGATATTGCATGATCGTTCAGTTCACCGTTTACCACAACTACCCAAACTACTCACATGGCTACAGTAACCCCCATGCTTGCAAGGAATTATGACCCAACAAAGCACAATATCGTCGGCTGGGACGCGTCTGAGAAACTCGATGGAGTTAGGGCTCTTTGGGATGGGTCCCGGTTCTGGACCCGTAATGGGAATATTCTGGATGCTCCTTATCGGATTACTGGTTCTCTGGCTAAAAGGTTAGATCCCCTCCAGATGGGGAGATGCCTCGATGGTGAGCTATATATCGGCCGAGGTCGTTTCAATGAATGCTCTGGAATTGTTCGGCGCCATGGTGACGAATGGATTGGTATTGAGTATCACGTATTCGACTACACCTGTAACTTTGGGCACGATTCAGACCAGCGGCAAGACGATCTTAAAAGTATCCTTAAGATCATTGATCTTCCGTTCGTTAATCTTGTGCCGCAGACACGGATTAATAGTCTAGCTCACCTTACCGAACTGTATGACGAAGTAATCAAGCAAGGGGGTGAAGGTCTCATGCTCAAGAATCCCAATGCAGAATACTTAGAGTGTGGACCCACTAAGAAACGCTCTCCAAATCTACTTAAAGTAAAATCATTCCATGAAACAGAAGCTATTGTTACTGGTTACGTTCCCGGGCTTGGCAAGTATAGGGGTCTTATCGGGGCTCTCATTTGCCGACTACCTAGCGGGAAATCCTTTAACTGTGGTAGCGGTCTATTGGATAGTGAGCGGGCTCATTATTCTTATTTTGCCGGTCAAACCATCACAGTAAAGTATTTCGAAATGAGCAAGGACGGAGTACCGCGTTTCCCAATTTACAAAGGAATCAGACACGATGCCTAAGCATAAAGACATTCCAGGTCAATTACCTCTATGGGAACCTGCCTCTGACTGGGTTGCACCTGATCAGTTTCCTATCTTCACTACGAAGACTCTCGGGTTTGACGTAGAATCAAGAGACCCGTATCTCACTTCTCGTGGCCCTGGATACATCCGGGGAGATGCAAGTGTCATCGGGTATTCTCTTAGTGATGGTCAATCATCATTTTATTTCCCGTTTGGTCACGCCTATGGGGATAATCTCAATCGTGAACGGTGTTTGCGCTTCCTTAACTCAATCACATCAGATCCTTCAATCACTCTGATCGGTGCCAATACCATGTATGAACGAGAAGCCCTGTGGTCTCTCGGAATGGAAGTAAACTGTAAAATCTACGACGTACAAATAGCAGAACCGCTTATCAATGAAAACATACGAAATGGTACAGCTCTGGAGAAGCTCGGAAAGAAGTATCTCGAGCAGGGAAAGAATGAGGAAGGCTTGGTTGAGGCTGCTCATGCTTTTGGTGTCGATCCCAAGAGTGGCTTATGGCAATTGGCACCTAAGTATGTGGGCAAATACGCTGAGTGGGATTCGTGGGCCCCTATACATATATGGGCCAAACAGATGGAAGAGATACGAAAACAAGGGCTACAGCGAATTCTGGACCTCGAATTGGAAGTGCAACCTATTCTGTGGCTCATGCGTTGTGGAGGAATACCGGTTGATGTGGAGCAAGCAAAACTGGCTGCAGATAAATTAGAACTGGAACGAGATGAACTCATTACACAGCTCACTTTGGAGTATCAAGTCGGAGGTCTACCGAGACTGGATATCTGGTCAGGTCCTATCCTTGCTCGCTACTGCGATCATCATAAAATATACTACCCTCGAACCCCTAAAGGTAACCCCTCATTCGCCAAAGACTTCCTTGAGACGTCTAGCCATCCGTTCTTCAAGTCGATTAGACGCGCAAAGGAACTTGATCGTCTCGCTGGAACGTTTATACGCAATTGGATCATTAACAATGCCATCGATGGGAGAGTTCACCCGCAATGGAAGCAACTCGCATCCGACACTGGTGGCACAAAGACAGGTCGAATGGCGGCGTCCGATCCGAACCCACAACAAGTACCAAAACGTACGAAAGCAAGCAAAGTCATCCGTCCGCTCTTTCGCGCACCAAAGGGGAAGATGTGGGCCAAACTAGATTACAGCCAGCAAGAACCAAGAATACTTCTACATTTTGCTTATCGTATGGGATTGGATGGAGCAGCAGAGGCGCGTCAGCGGTATGTCGATGATCCTGAAACTGACTTCTACAATCTCATGATGGAGATGGCTAATATCGAACGTACTCCTGCTAAGGATCTGTACCTAGGCAGGTGTTACGGAATGGGTGGAGAAAAGCTAGCTGCCAAGCTTAAATGCAATGTAGAAGAAGCCTATAAAATCCTCGACAACTTCGATGCAAAACTACCGTTCATTAAACAGTTGTCAGAGAAGTGTGAGCAACTGGCTAACTCACGTGGATTCATCAAGACCCTGTCTGGCCGGAAGCGACACTTTGACCAATGGGAGCCAGCAGACCGAAAGGCAGCTGCTCGGTTGGAGAAAGATACCTTCTCTGTCAACTCCCTGGCAGAAGCCCACGCCAAGTGGCCTGGAATTTCCATACGCAGATCAGATACACGACTGGCACTTAACTCACTCATCCAGGGCAGTGCCGCGGATATGACTAAAGAGGCGATGGTCAGGGTCTATTCGGCTATGGGTCTCGTTCCGTGTATGCAGGTGCACGATGAGCTCAACTACATTATTGATAATTACGATCAGGCATTAGAGATTAAACACCACATGGAAAACTGTGTGGACTTAACTGTTCCAATCAAAGCCGATCTTGATTGGGGCGACGCATGGGCAACATAATATGTATTTACC